GGCGAGGGACTGGGCGTCGCCGCTGGCGGTGGCGGCGTCGGCGGCGCGCCTCCAGGCGGCGGCCAGGCCGTCGCTAGTGGCTTGGCCGCTGGCCTTGATCAGCTCAAAGTCGGCGCGGGCGTTGGCGGCGGCGGTGGCCAGCTCTTGCTTGGTCTGCACACCGGCGCGCTCAAAGGCGGCGGCGATCTCTTCGGCCGTGGCCTTGACCTGGCCGCCCAGCTGCTGCAAGCTGGCGCGCGCGGCGTTGGCGCCCTGGCTCACCTTGGCGCCGGCCTCGGTGCCTTTGGTGCCCATGTCTTGCAGGCCTTCGGCCACCTGGTCAATGGCGGCTTTGCTGGCCTGCTGTTGGCGGGTGGCGGTCTCGGCCTCGGTGGTCAGGGTGGCCCAGCCTTTGCGGGCCAGCTCGGCGCCGTCGGCGATGCTGTCAAACGCGCCGCTGGCTTTGTTGGCAAAGGCCTCGCTCACAGCCCAGGTGGCCTCGGCGCTGGTGCGCACTTGGGCGGCCATGCTGGCAAAGGCGGCACTGACCTGGCCAAAGCTGACCTTGGCCAGCACGTCCACCAAACCGGCGATGGCGCTTTGCGCGTTGCTGGCCACGCCGGCAAAGGCCTCGCCCACTTTGTAGACCACGGCCAGCACGGTGCTGGCGCCGGCCTGCATAACACCCCACACCAGCTGCACGCTGGCGCCTGCGGCCTTGGCCTTGGCCGCCACGCTGTCAAACCAGGTGCCCACGCGCTCGGCGGCGCTGCCAAAGCTGTCGGCAATGGCGTCCACGTCGATGGCGCTCAAGAAGTTGCGGCCCCATTCCAGCGCGGCCCTAAACCCGCTGGCGATGGCGTTGCCAAACTTGGCCACGGTGCCGTCGCTGACGGCGCCGCGCAGGGCCCCGGCGAGCTGGTTGACGCCGTCTTTGAGCACGGGCAACACGGGGGTGCCCAGCACGTTGAGCACGGTGTCCCAGGCGCTGCCCAGGCCGCGCGCGGCGCCTTGGAGGTTGTCCTCCATGGTGGCGGCGGTTTCGGCGGCGCTGCCGCTGGCGGCGTCGAGCTTGGCCTTGAGTTCGTCCAGCGAGCCAATGCCTTGGTTGAGCAGCGCGCGCAAGGCCGGGCCGGCTTCTTGGCCAACGGCCAAGATGGCTTTTTGCCCGCGTGGGCCTGCGGCCTCCAGCTCGCGCAGGGCTTGGCCAAAGTCGCTGGTGGTGATGCCAGCGGCGGCCAGCTCTTTCCTAAAGCTGCTGGCCGGGTTGCTGAATTGCGCCAGGATGCTGTTGAGCGCGGTACCGGCGCGGCTGGCGTCGATGCCGGCGTCGGCAAACTTGCCAATGATGGCGACCGTTTGCTCAAGGCTTAGGCCCATGCTGACGGCGGTGGGGGCGGCGTAGCTGAGCGCTTGGGCCAGGCCGTCGACCGAGGTGTTGGACGCGTTGGCGCCTTTGGCCAGCACGTCGGCCACGCGGCCGGCTTCTTCGGCGGCCAGGCCAAAGCCGGCCAGGCTGCGGGTCACGATCTCGCTGGATCGGCCGAGGTCAATGCCCCCGGCCTGGGCCAGCTGCAGTGTGGCGGGCAGCGCGGCAATGCTTTGGTTGGCGCTGAGGCCGGCGCGGCTGAGGTTGCCCAGGGCGTCGGCGGCTTCGGTGGCGGTGTAGCGGGTGGTGGCGCCCGCGTCCTCGGCGGCCTGGGCCAGGGCTTGCATTTCCTCGGCGGTGGCGCCGCTGACCGAGCGCACTTCGCTGAGCTTGGCCTCTAGCTCGGCCGCGCCGCTGACGGCACCGCCAAACAGGCGCGCGGTGAAGTAGCCCGCAATGGCCACACCCGCCGCCAGCGCGGTGCTGCGCAGGCCGCCAAACACCTCGCTGGCCTTGTCTTTGGCGGTGATCAGGATCTCAATGGGCTTGATGGCCATGCTTGCCTCGCGCTAGGAAAAACAGCGCCCGGGGGCGCTGTTTGGTGGTGGGGTGTGGGTGGCGGTTAAACGGTTGGGGTGTACATCGACACCTTGAAGTACTTGCTGATGCCCACGCCGGTTTTGGTGGGGTCTTGCAGCACTTCGCCCTCAATGGCCAGGGTGGCGAATTCGCCCGCGCTGATGAGGTTGAGCCCCTGGGTGGCGCTCATGCTCACGCGGTAGATGTCCACCAGCTGGGGCGCAGCGCCCACGGTGCCGTCGCCAAAGGCTTCGTTCAGGCCGGCAAAGCGCATCTCCAGAATGGGGCTGGAGCGGGTCAGCACTTCCAGCACGTCGAAGCCGCTGTGTGCGTAGCTGATGGTGACCGCCAGGCTGGCGTTGCTGCCAAAGGCGTTGGCGTTGTGGTGGAACCAAATGCCCTCGGGCCGCACTTCGTAATTGCCAGCGGCCGGGATGGTGGCGTCGGTGCTGTCTTTGACCACCACATTGGTGGGCAGCACATGGGGCAACGGCAGCAGGCCGTCTTTGTAGACGGTGTAGGGCGCGTTGCTGACGGTGCTGGCCACCACTTCGGTGTGGGTGGCGCGCAGGGCGCGGGCCAGGTTGATCGGGTTCAGGTCTTGCAGCGTGGCGGCAAGGGTCAGCTCGTTGATGCGGTTGACCGTGGCGCGGTTGCCGCCACCCGGGGTGCTGGTGTTGGCTTGGTTGATCTTGTTTTCGTCGATGCCAAGGGTCAGCTCTTCGATGCCGCCAATGGGCTGCATGGGGCCGGCAAAGCCCGCTTCGCGGGCGTAGGTGACACCAGACATCATGGTCGGGCGGAACACGCGGGTGGTTTTCATGGGGGCTCCTGTTCGGGGTGGGTGTTGCTGTGGGTGAAACGGGGTTACGGGGCGGGCGGTATGGTGAGCACCAGGTCCACCTCAAACGGCAGGGGCACAAACTGCATGCCGTGGGCATATGTGGGGCCGGGGCCGCTGCGGGCTTGCAGCAGGCTGGCGGCGCTGGGCAGGCGCTCGCCCATGCACGCTTTGAGCACCAGGGCACAGAGCACACCGCTGTCGTGGCGGGCGTCGGCGCCGCTGGCCAGGTTGCGCACGTTGCGGGTCACCACCTCGGCCACCAGCAGCTGCTTGATGGCCACGCCCCGCCCGTCGGCGCGCATGTTGGGCGGGAACTTGTGCCCCAGGTACACCACGTTGACGGCCGGGGTGGGCTGCGCGTGGGTTTGCGCGGCGCGCTCCGATTCGGGGGCGCCCAGCTCGGCGGGGGTGAGCACATGCACGCCCGGCGCGGCGGTGGCCAGCGCGGCGGTGATGTGCTCGGCCAGCTCGCGCTGCAGCACAAACAGGTCGTCAAATTGGCGGCCCATCAGTACTGCCCCCAGTCAAACGCGCTGGGCTTGGTGCGCACGTGCACCGCGCCAGGTGGCTGGCTGACCGGGGCTTGCGCCTCGGCCTGGCCCAGCGACACCACGCCCTTGCTGATGTCGACCAGGTACTGGTCGGCCCACTTGAGCTGGTCGGCCATGTCGCGCGGCATGCTGGCGCCCCATAGGCGCTTGAGCGCAATGGCCGCGCAGCACGCGGGCAGGCTGCTGGCCACAATGACCTCGGGCGCCAGGGGCATAAATTCGCGGTAGCGCGTGTACAGATAGGTGTCGATGTGCTTGCTGGACATCTCGATGGCCCAGGCCACGCGCAGGGCGGCGGCGTTGGCCAGCTCTTGCACCGACGCCGGCTGGTCGCTGATGTCGTCGCCGTTGGCGGCGGCGGCCAGCAGCGCACCGCTCACGCCGGCTTGGGTGGGGCTGGCGCGTTGGGCCAGCTCCTCCCAGCCGCCGGTGGCGGTGTTGGCTATGTCGGCGGCGGTGCAGTAGTGCATGGCCATGGTCAGCGCTGGATGGTGATGAACTGACCCGCAGCGGTGGCGGCCTCAAAGGCGCGGCCCTCGCTCGTGGCGGCGTCGGCCGTCACGGCGCGGCCGGTGGCGTCGCTCTTGACGTGAGCGCCTTGGGCAATGGCACCGCCGGTTTCCACCAGCAGGCGGCCGTGGGTGTTGACGCCCGCGTCGTCGCCAGCGGCGTAGGTGGCGTTGGCCACACCGGCGCAGGGCGCGTCGGCGGCATGGGTGCCAGCAAAGCTGACAAAGCGGCTCACAGTCAGCGCGGCGGCGGCGCGAAGCGTGGCGGCGGCCAGGATGTGTTGGGTCTTTTGCATGGTGCTCAGTCCTCGTTGGTGGTGGATGCACCGGCGGCGTTGCCGTCGGTGGCGTCGGTGGTGGCGTCGGTGGCGGGCTCGTCGGCCGGACGCACCAGGTCGCCCAGCTCGGCGGCCAGCTCGGCCGTCAGGTCCGGGACCACGGCCCCGGTTTCGATGCGCTGGGCTTGGTAGCGCAGCGGTGTGGTGGCCACCCAGGTGGGCGCCTTGGCTTTGGCCTTGGGCTGGTCCTGGTTGTCCTGGGCCTGGGTGGCCTGGGCTGCGGGCGCTTTGGCCGGCGCTGCGGCTTTGGGTGTGTTGGTCTTGCTCATGGCGTCAGATCGCGTTCTGGATCAAGTAGCCTGCGGCCGGGCCGAGCAGGTAGGGCTTGAGGATGTCGGTGCTGCGCACCACTTCCAGCTTGCCGCCGCCCTCGGCGTAGGTGTCCACCATGGGCATGCCACGGCGGCGCAGCGTGTAGCCAAAGCTGGGGCGCGCAGCGCTGCGGCGGGCCGGCTGGCCTTCGCCTGCGCTGGTGCCCGGGGACACGTAAGCGAGCACGATGTCGTTGCCCCACACCGGCACGCGCACGCCGCTGGCGTTCAGGAACTGGGCGCTGGCGATGACGATGTTCTCGATCTCGAAGATCTCGCGCATATCGTTGAGCTGGGCCAGGCGGCTGCGGTCGTCGGCCAAGATGGCGCGCAGCTTGGGGTGGCGCTTGAGCTTGCGCAGCACATCGCGCGGGATGATCATGGTGTTGGGGTCCATCATCACGCCGTCGGCGATGGCTTTCTTGGCGTCCTCAATCACGCCCTCGGGGTCGCTGTTGGCGCTGCCAAACTTGTCACCAGCTGAGGACAAGTTGATCTTGTTGCTGTCGGCGTAGTTGGCGGCGTTGCGGGCCAGCTGGGCGATCTGGTATTCCAGGCCCAGGTTCAGGCCGTCTTGCACCATTTCGGCGGCGTTGATGCGCTCGTCGTCGTCGCTCTCGGCCTGCTCGCGGTAGTCGATGGCCATCTCCAGGTCGTGTTCTTCGAGCTGGATGGTCACCGTGTCTTTGGTGGGCGGGTTGATGCGGTTGCTGGCCGCACGCACGGCGCGGTTGGTGGCAAACACCCGGAAGTGCTCAACACCAAACTTGGGGATGACGCCGCCTTCTTTGTTCGTGGTGGCGAACGGCATCAGCGAGGTGCCGACGAGCGCGGCGTTTTGAATGCCCTGGGCAATGCCAGAGAGCACCGGATCGACGATGCGTGTGACTTTGAGTGGGTTGCTCATGGGGGTGACTCCTGTGGTGAGCGGTGGTGGTGGTCAGGCCTTGGCCTGCATGTCGCGCAGCGCGTCGGCGTAGCTGAGCTTGTGTTCTTCGGCGTAGAGCGTCACATCGACGTGGCGCTCCAGGCGGGCTTGGTCAGCGGCCTCGCCGAATTCGAGGCGCGCTTTGGCCAGCAGCTTGGTGCGGCGCTCATCACCGTTGGTTTTGTCGGCGGCTTTGTCTTTGCTGGCCTGCTCGCTGAAAGCCACCTGCGCGGGCAGGCCGCTCAGGAAGTCTTTGAGGTGCTTGGCCAGCGGGGCCTTGGCGGCGCCTTCACCAAACTCCACCACCTGCGCGCCGGTGTCGGCGGGCGGCTCGGCAAAGTCCAGCAAGGCCACCACCAGGGGCAGCTTTTCGCGGGGCACTTTGGCGCCGGCCACCAGCGTCTCGGCAAACGCGGTGTGGGCGGCGGTGTTGGCGGCGGCAGCAGCGGCGGTGAGCTGGGCCTTTGCGGCGTCGCGCTCGGCGGTGACAGCCGCTAGCTGCGCTTTGAGGTCTTGAGCGGGATCCATGGTTTCTCCAGTGGGTGCGCCGGGGTCTTGGGGATTGGCGGGCGCCCCGACGGCGCCCTCGGAAAAGTCGACCTCCAGCACCACCAGGTCGGCGGCGCTGGCGTCGGCGTCGGAAAACTCAGGGCCGCGCAGGCCTTTGATGGCCGGGGGCTGTGCGCCCAGAAAGCCGATGTGGCGCAGGTAGTAGGTGCCTGGCTTGGGGTTGCGCGGGTGCTGGGGGGCGTAGAAAGCGGCGCTCACTTTTTTGTAAGCACCGGCTTGCACCAGCTCGTTGAATTCGGTGTTCACCTGGTGCGGCACGGCAACCAGGTCGTTGCCCTCGGCGCGCACCGATTGCACCCAGCCATAAGCCGGGCCGTCGTTGGTGGGGTGGCCTACCACCAGCGGGGCTTCGCTGAGCGCGGGGTCGTAGGCCGCCGCGCTGGCCTGCAGATCGGCGGCGGTGATGGTGACCTGCTGGCCCGACGCGGTGGTGTGGGTGCCGGCCTTGAACGTGTGGATTTGTCGCATGCCCGGCATGGTGCCGGCGCGCGCGCGGGCCGTAATTGGCCCGAGGGCAGAAGCTGCGGGGCGCTAAGCGCTGCCAAGCGGCCTAGATCGCGTCATGACATGCCTTGCCAGTCAAGCCCAAGGCGATGGGGCGGCAGCACCCGAAAAACGCTCAGAGGCCCGATTTTTCGAAGCGCTCAAAACGCGTCGTTGAGCCAGTCGGTCAGCAGCTCGTTGATG